AAGGTCGTACTCGGTAGTGACATCGATAAGTTTTGCGTTATCTGCCGCACCTGTCGCTGCAATAGTGGCGTCTGCAATAGCGTTAGCAGTTACTGTGCCGCCTGATGCTGCGCCGAAGCCTGCCAGCATATGTGTTGCAAGCACAGTAACGCCTGCCCGAATCTCTAGCGTTGCATCTGCGTATCGTGTAGCCAAGTCGGTAGCTAATGCGTTTAATTCCGCTGCATTTGGTGTTGCCATTTTGTCACCCGTTAATGTTGTTTGATAGTATCGGCGCGTTTATATTGTTTGACAATACGCGCTGGTTAATGTTCGTTTCTTCATCGACTATTATCGCAATTCCACCAACAATAGCAACTACGCTGACGCTAGGCGGTGAAACAGCGAAACTTACTGTTGATTCTGGTTGCGGCAATGTAGCGCTTGCTGATATTGATACAGTAGGCGCGTTAATCGTAAATGCAACGTTAGCGTTGAAGCTTGGCTGTGTCGCTGTCGCTGATACTGAAACGTTAGGCGCTGACACGCTAAACGCAATATCTGAAACCGGATTAGGTAGCGTTGCGCTTGCTGACGCGCTAACGACTGGCGTAGATACGGTGTAAATTACGTCGGCGCTTGGGTTTGGCAGTGTAGCGCTAGCATTGGATGATACGCTTGGGGCGCTAACACTGAATGATACTGTCGCGCTATACCCTGGCAACGTAGCCGAAGCGTTAGCCGCAACACTTGGTGAATTAACGGTAAATGCAATATCTGATGCAGGTTGTGGCAGAGTAGCCGATGCACTTGACGATACACTAGGCGGTGATACAGAGAAGGCGATATCTGCTTGCTGCGCTGGTACGGTAGCACTTGCACTAGCTGATACTGATGGGCTATTCACCGTATACGCTACATCAGCCGTTATGCCTGTTGCATCACTATAAAACACCCATTGGCTGTCATCGGTTGGGAAGTTAACAAGTGTACCGTTATTGCTGCCTGCTGTGTCGGTGAGTATTGAACCTGTGCCGTTTGAAGTTGATGGGTCGTAAAAGCTTATAGCTTGGCCATTGACCTCAAACTCGATATTGTATAAATCACTGGCTACCGTTGCTGTAGAAAAGTTTGCGCCTAACACGCCAAAAGTAAAAGATTGGCTGCTGTTTTGTGCGGGGCCTTGCTGCTGCCCGTCATAATGCAGAGATAAGCTTCCTGCCACCCTGCGAAGTTCTATTTTTCTGTCGATAGACTGGTCGGTGGCTTGTGAAAATCCGACATTACCTCCCGTTCCTCCGTAAACAGTAATATCACCGTTGGCGAAATGTATTATCCTAGAGGATGAAGAGGCTACAGTATCACCACCTAAAACCCTGTGATTTCCACTAGATGTTGTCGGCCACCGCCACTTAATACTAAAGTCGTCTGTTGTACTAATGTTGATTGTTGACGCAAGAGTCACATAAGCATTAACACCGTAAAACCGCAGCAAATATGCCATTACGCAATAACCCCGTAAGCGTCATCTACGTAAAAACTAGTATACCCACGCGGCACTTGTGCAAGATAATCACCTGACTTATCGACTAGCCCAAAACCTGTAACGCGCTGCTTCATGCCTTGAATATCCACAAACACTTGATGCCTATGCGCTTCTACGTCTTGTGTAGTCGTGATTTTCAGCCAACCGTTAACAGGCTTTACTTCTTTCTGTGTAATCGGCAAAAACTTTGCGCGTTTAAAATCGTATTCGGTGGCGTTGGCGTGTGGGTATATCGTGAAGTTGGCGTAACTCAAGCAGTCATCAGCAAACGACTGACTGACTGCGCCAATGCTTACCATGTGAGCAAGTAACTGCTGATTGCCTTGACCCACTGGATGGCTAGACATAACGTTAAACTCTTGAACGCCGCTTGATACTGCAAGCCAGAATCCCTTAGCGCCTTCATATGTTGCAGCCTGCAAGGATGTTATGCACTGGTTTTTAGTCAAGAAAACAACAATCATGTCGTGGCTAATCATGCGCCCTTTCGTTGTGCTGTACTGTCGCGCTTCGGTGATAGTTGGGAAGTCTTTGAGATGCATGATTAATCCTCGTATGCTAACAACCCTAGTATACGCTTTAAACAGGCGAAAAAAAAGCCCGTGAAGGACGGGCTTAAAGGGAGATTGTGAAAGTTGTACTTGGAGGTACTAATCAATCATTACATGGCACATACTTTATGTCAAACGGGTATTTAGTGTTTAATACATCAATGTTGTGCGTTTGCTTCATGTGTTGCGCGAATGCGTTTATGGCTTCGTGCGTTGTCGTGGCAGATTTGAATACTTTGTAATACTTTCTGCCCTGGTACATGTATGCGAATTGAGGGGCTAGCATTTGCGTTTCCTAATCATCAACTTCAACAACTCAAAACCACCGAACACAATGCCGCAACTTCCCACCGTTAAAAACACAAGCATTGATAAGTGATATAGCAATCCTGTTTGTATAAATCCGTACATCACTCTTGCTCCTTGCGTAGTTGTTCAGATTTCCATTGACGATACTCTTTACCAAATTCGTGAACATCCCTTACACCTAAGCTACTAATCAGTCTTTTGTATTGGCGTTCAAAGTAAATAAAAGAAAGCCAAACTGAAAAAGTTGCCATTAATATGGTTAGAGAAATAACCAGCCCGATACCAGCAATCCTAGATGCAGTTAGTAGCCAAAATGTCTCGTCAATCATCACTCTTGCTCCTTGCGTAGTTGTTCTACGTCAAACTTGATATCTTCTGAATAAACGACATCAGTATTGTGACCATGCGGGTACGCGATAGGTCGGCTATTTTCTCTTAAGGTGCCTTCAAGCGCCTCAATCTTCTTCTCTATGGCGAATTTGTTTAGTAGTGCTTTTGACTCCGTGTTGTCTATCTCAAATAGGCGCTCGATTGCCGCTCCCATATCCATTTCGGTTAACTCGCAACAGGCTTCCACGTTGGCAGCCAACTCTAAATTGACTTGCTCCAATTCCTTCACACGCTCATTAGCCTTTGTTAGTAACGCATCAGCAAAATCGTAGACGTAAGGGTTTAAATCTATTTCACCGCTTGGCTGCTCTTTCAGCTTGAAACCATTGGATAATGCTAAATCTTTTATTTGCTTCTTATTCACTGTCTTTCTCCTTGCGTAGCTGCTCTATTTCTGAATCAATAATATCCGTGCTTAACCAAACAGGCTGCTCCATCAACTTTTCTACGCTTGGAGATTGACTAATAATCCAATTTTTATGCATTAGGTCAACAGCTTTTGATTTTATCTTTTGAAGCGCCTCAATCTTTGCTTGACTTAGGATTTTATTTCTATGGTTTTTGTTGTTCATTTCTAATTCAATGTTATCCGAAGAAATACCGACTTTATTACGAAGTTCAGTGTATCTAGCCTCCAACTCCTTCACACGCTCATTAGCCTTTGTTAGTTGTGTGCGTAGGGTTTCGATTTCAAAACCCATATTTAAAATAAGGTTGTCACCAGTTAAATCCCTCCATTCTTCACCGTGACGGAGTGCTTTATGCTCCTTGTCATTTAAAATGTAAGTGTATTTACCATCATCTAATTTTATTTCAATACTCACTCTTCAATCTCCTAAAGTCTGTTTCTGATTCTTTCCAACTCGAATATCGCATCATCCAGTGCGCACTCAACATCCTCGCGGTTGTCATTTTGTTTTTTTATCTTCGATTAGCATCATAAACTCATAAAGCGCATCACCAGATAACGCCACGCCTGAATTTATAATTTCCTTTGGCAGCATGTTTGGATAATCTTCTTTTTTATCTATTACTCTCACAACTCTCTCCTTTGTTCGCTTTGGTGAATAGCTTGACGCTTACCCATCACACTCTTTGAATGTGAAGCGGCATTGATAGTAAACTACAAACCATTCCCAAAACGCCCTATTGCTAGGGACGTTTAAACCTTACACCCTAACCAGCCACTTAACAACTCTGACCAGTGAAACTCCCACTCGTCAACGGCATTAACGCAAACGCCCTGGAATACGCGCCACCCTGCTTGATTTTGTTGCGGCGTATCGTTTCGCTGATAATCGAATGCTTTCTAGCTGCTTTCGATATGTCACGAGATGTTAACCCTAGGTGTTGAGCGGTCTTTTCGCTGCTCGTTAGATGCACGTTTTTGAACACTGCATCGTAGATTTTCTTACTTTGTTTATCCATTTCCGTATTGCTCGCTGATGTTTGCAAATAAATGATATTTCCCGTCACGCTCAACTACCATGTGCTCTTTCTTTAGCTTCATGTAGTTTGTGAGAGTGCCGCGCTGTATGCGTAACATGCGGGCAACCTTTGACTGGTTGCCGCGTGTCATTACTAAAAGGTCTGATATTGTTATCATCACAAACCCGCCTCATGCTCTAGTTTTGTTCTGTATGCTTCGCGTAGTAGTAAATCAGCCACTTCTTTGAACTTATCATTGAAATCTACGCAGCTATTCCATGCGTGAATCTCTTCCATCATTTTCATGGTAAAAGGCTCGTTGCTTAGCATTTTTCGATAAACATCCTCACAACTTACGTCCAACGCTTTACCGCCCTCGTTTAAAACCTCAACCGCCTCTTGCAACTCTTGTTCGTTTATCATTGTTCTTCTCCGTAGATTTCAAAACCGTAAGTGTTAGTGTTAACGTCAAGGCACTTGACATCAGCTGTAAACTCTTGTCTGTGCAGTTGCATGTTAACACTACCTTCAACTGCAACAGTGACCGGCAAATCTCCACGCTCTTCAATGGCGCGAGCTAGTCTGTATATCAATTCGCTTGCTTTCACAATTCAATCTCCCATTTAAACTAAGAGCACCTTAACGCGCCGGATGCGCTTAACAGATTAGACCAGTTAGATTATGTCGTGCTCGGATATAAATTCTTCTATCAAGTCAGAAACGAGACCAGCTTTTCTACCAAGACACCATTTCGGATACTCTCTTAATTTTGATACCGTCTCTTCACTCATCTTCGGCTTGATAGGTCTAAAAAAGTAATCATTAATGACACCTACTGTTTCACGGTTGCCGTTTCTCCCAGCGATTATGAACAATTCATCACCATAAGTCTTCACAGTTTCTTTATGAAAGTCTGGTTGCGCCCACTCTTTTGTCGCGTCCTTATGTTTAATTTCGCATTCAATACCGATAGGCGGAAGTCCTTCACCATTCCACTCCACCGCATCCGCAACGGTTTTTGTTTTTGGCGCAATATGTTTAAAGTATCTTTCGCAATCTTTTGCTTTCCCTATGTAACAAGCAAACTCCATAGCCGCCGCTTTCGAATTCTCATCCCAATTCACATCAATCATTTGCTTTGCTCTCCAATTGTTTTCTTTGCGTGGTCAGCAAGCGCTATCGCCTGCAACCTAATGCTGTTATTAATCATCTCTAACTGGCGCGCGCTGCACTTGCCTTCAAGTTGACACCTCACTTTATGCAATGTGGCAGCCACTGTTAATGCCGATGAATAAAGAGACCTGTTAGTCTCCTTCAACCTCTCATTCTCCCTCTCCAACTCAATCCAATCCTGTGGCGTTGGCGCTGTTGCTTTGATTTCTTTCATTTGCTCACCTTCTTAGCCGCCTTAATCGCATTAACAATCATATCGGCAACTTTACCCTTGTAGCGCCCCTTGCTGTAATTCTCACTCGCTACCATTGCAGCGTTTCGGGCTTGCGTTTGACTAACGCCCTCTTTCAGGCATCCGTTAAGAACTTGTTTGTATACAAAGTCAGAGGTCATAACGATACCCATTTCATTTCGTTGTTGTAGAAGCCTCTCATACCGTTAAGCGTGAAAGGCAATGTACCACTAGTCATAAGGCACAGTATATGGCCATCAAGCGCACCACCGATACACAAGTGTTTAGCCTTCTTTCTGCTCATACGCTGCCTTGCGCGTTGGGTAACAATGTTTGGCGCTCGACTCAGGTTTGTTGGTTTTCTTCTAGTTACTTTTGCCACTTTCTCAATCTCCTTTTGCTACAGAGTGAAACGTCCTAATTGCATCCTGTATATCACACGGTTGATCATGCAGAGATAGAGTAAATCCTGAATCATCTCTCTTTGCGGCAAAATCAAATAATACGTCGATGCATTCTGCTTGTATCTTATCAATAGCTTTTTTGTGATTTATGTTGCTTTCGTACAAAGCGCTTGCGCAATTTGCAAGTGCCTTTTCTAGCCTAGACACCTTCTCTCTCAAATCTCCTGCTTCCTCAAGGGCTTTCAAGCCTTTCTCTAGCGGGTTATTCATTATCAATCCTTCTAGGTCAGTGCCTTCAAAGTCTATATTTTTCATGTCGTCATTAAAGCTCATTTCAATCTCCTCTTGTTTGTTGGTTAACTATACCTACACATCGATAAAAGCAAATGTCACTGGTCGTTTTTAACCAACTTGCCCTTAGTGCGAATATAAACATTACCTTCACCGTCCACATGCGCGTCGTTATCTAGCCACCGTCTAAGCTGGTACGGGTGAACATCGTAAGCCTTAGCAAATGATAGCTTGCTAGGGTATTCGGTTAGTAGGGTTTTTAGGGGGGTCATTATTCGTCATCCCTTATCGCTATGATTGCAGCCATTAACGCAGTTGACATATTGGCCGCGTTAATGCCGTTGTTGTCAGTGCCCCACTTAGAGGCTCTACGAAGAAAAGCTTTAGCCACAGAGTCGGCTACATGCTCAGTTTTTAGCTTATCGAAAACAGACTTAAATACTTCCTCAGCAACTGCCCTTTTGCCTGCATTGTTGTCGATTCTGAAATCATCACTAACCTCAACCCATTTATTCGGGAATAGGCTTAGCGCTGCTTGTTTGTGATCTTCCATAAGACAAAGCGAACCTTAACGGCTCGCCACCTCCTGTGCCATTGCCGCACACGCAAGCTTAAAAGCGATTTCTTGTGTATGCGAGTCTTTACCATCAGTGCCAGTAATTTTCATTGCAGCTTCAAGTGACTGTTTAGCTAGTGTATCCATGTTCATTTCAATCTCCGGTGTTTTTGTTCGTTGCCTCGTTGGTATGTGTATAGAATAGTACTTCACGCTTTGTTGTCAACACTTTTTTGTTTTTAATTACCTAGTCAGAGTAGTTAATCGTAAAACCCAATCAATAACCGCATTATTCATAAATTTCTTTAATGGGTAAGCATATTTTGCATACAAAGTGAAGCAACTATTTGATTTTTAACCAGTAAAAGCCGTTGCACCTTTTCTGCTGCCTCTGACTTCCTCCTGATTCATCAAGTCGCCTATCTGTACATCAGTCAAACAAGTAAATAACCCGCTTTCATTTGTTTTAAGATATACAGTACGCGGTAAATCCCCATGCCTAAACTTAACTGGTATCAACTCAACTACACCGCGTAACGCCGTACTCTCGTTTACTACCTCTTCCCTATGGCTTGCGATAATCAAATCACTATCGGCTTCAATAGCACTCGAACCATATATGTTTGACATTTGCGGCCGTTTTTCTTTATCCGTACCCCTGTTAGCCTGAGCTAATAGCAACACTGGCACTTTCACCTCTTTGGCTAATTGCTTTAATCCCCTGGTGACTTCACCAATCGCTAAATCTTCACGGTCTGCTTTTGGTAGCGTCATAAGCTTTAAGTAGTCGATTACTATCAGCGCTAATTTACCCTTACGCTTAATCGTAGTCTTTACCCGGTGTCGTATCTGTTGAAGTGATAAGGCTGGCGTATCGTCGTAGAATATGTTTAGTTGCTTTCTATCCATTAGCCCCAGCACTTCACCAAGCTTTGCAAATTGATAATCATTGAGCTCACCTGTCTTTAACGCTTTAGGCCCTATACCCGCAGTGATACCAACAAACCTGTCCATGATTTCATCTTTCGACATTTCCATACTAAAAAACTGCACCGCCTCACGCTTGGCTATGTGGCTGCATATCAACTGCGCGATTAATGTTTTACCATGTGACGGTCTGGCAAATAGCGTAACAAGCCAATCTTCACCAATGCCTATGATTTCATCATCTAGCCTTTCAATACCTGTCTTTAGACCTACCGCGCTTCTATCGCCTTTTTGCCTTGCCTCCAGCCTATCAATAAAGCTAGAACTTAAATCACCTATATGATTCGGCTCATACCCACCGCTTAGGTCAATCTTTTGCGCCTCATTACCAATGTATTGCAATACCTCACTGTTTGGCTGCTTGTCGTATATCTGGCTTATGCCGTTATGCAATACGCCCATGATTTCTCGTGCGTTGTACTTATCCGCTACAATCTCAGCATACTGTAAAGCTGCTGCCGTTGAAGGTGTACTTTTCCCTAACTCGGCGATATAAGTAAAACCGCCGCACTCGTCCAGCTTGTTTAGCTTATCCAGCAAATCAGTGATAGTGATTAGGTCTCGGTCTTTTAGCTTTGTCATGGCTCGGTATATTTCCTGGTGAGCCATGTTATAAAACATTTCTGGTCTTAGTGTGTCGGTTACCTCTAGCGCTTTATGCTCGTTAGCATCCATCATCATTAAAGCACCTAAAACGGCTTGTTCTGCCTCGATGCTGTGTGGTGGTATGTTTATGTTTTCCATTACTGGTCTCTCCATTGCTTACGAGAAAGAAGCTTGCCTGTCTGCATGTGCTCGAAGTTGTTAAATCCTTCAAGGGAGTGAGCGTCTACAACAAACTGACAAATATCTGATACCTCTTGCTTGAATTGTTCTATCGTGTGAGTTTTGAAATACGAGGCGTTAAACATGGGCTTCCATTTCTTTTTTAGCGTATCGCCTTTAGGTGAGGTATCTACCTTGCCTATGTCTTTTTTTGCTTGCTTCCATATCTTCCAAAAGTGCTCAAAGGCTTTCTCTACCAATTCCAGTGGGTAGGGTTGGTCGATAGACCTACCATTATCTTTATTAGGGGTAGGGGAATCAGGAATCAGGTTAAGGGAATCAGCACGATTCGTTTCGTTTTCATCCTGATTTAATCCAGATTTATCGTGATTTATCGTGATTGTAGTTAAATCAACAACTTGGCGCATAGATTCTGAATACTCTGGAGTCTCTGTTCCTTTTTCACGCTCATTCTTATGCGGGTTTTGATGCTTATCGAAGTTGGTTATATTTAGGTAAATTTTATCCCCATCAGAATAAAACCGAACGAATCCAGATTTATCCAGATTAATCATGATTTCTTTTACGTCACAAGAGTCATATGGCAATATTTGAGCCTTAATCTTTTTCTCGCGCCACTCCACATTCCCGTTGCAATCAGCAATAGTCCACAGGCCAATAAATAAAAGCCTGCCGATAGGCTCAATCTCTGCCAATTCGTCATTGGTGAAAAACGCTGGTTTAATGTTTCTTGCTCTAGCCATTGTTTAGCGCCTCCATTACCTTGTCAAAACCAGCCAATTTAACAAATCTAGCAATCTCTTTGCTGTGATTTCTGGTTAAATCGTACTCTAGGAATGTCATGCACCGCTTGGTTGTTACCGCTACCTCATTTTTATTTAAGAATATATATGAGGATGGCTGATCATCTTCTTCGCTAAGAAGACAATCGAATGCAACTCCTTCATTAAGGGAGAAGTCGGAAGGCGCAGTTATTAAATTCTCTATTGGCGATAACCTGCGTATAAATTCAAGCTCATTATGCTCTAAAACTTCCTTTCTTACTGATTTTTGAGCCTCGTAAAATCCATTAAGACCGTTCGCTTTAGCGTAATAAACCTCTATTCTTTCACAGTCTTTATATTTACCGCTTAAATGCTGAGATATTCTGCTTGGAAGGTTTTGGCTTTGACCGACGTAGTAGCAGGTATCGCCCTTATATATCACATATATTCCGGCGTACTTATGAGTGCTTGATTTGTAGTCTGGAGTGACTATTTGGAGTGAGTTGCTCAAAGAAAAGAAAAGCTCTTTTGAGCATGATGGTCTATCAAATAAAGTTAACATATTGTAATCCAGTTTCAGCCCAGAGTTAAAAGTTGCGCGGCTACCACTTCTGGAATAGTGGATTTAGAGTAGGGGATCAATCCAACTCATAGCCGCCCATTAATTATACCAGCGTTGTGCTGGTGGTCAACTGGTAATAACCTTGTGATTTTTGTAATGAAATTGAGATTTTGTAAAGCATCCTTCAACCTTTTCTAGAGAGTAATCACCTATCGATGCGCTATACTCTGACTTTACTGTGTAACCGTGCCACTTGCCGTAGTTAAATGCCTCACTAACCGCCTCTTTGAACTCATCATTAGTGAGTTCAACTCTTAATATTTCGCCGCCGCGACTCAATTCCTCATCAATTTTATCAAAAATTGTTCGTCTAATTACTTTCATTTTAAAATATCCACAATTATCGCTGTCTTAGTCTCATGTATCACATACCCGCCATAAACCTTATTGCGTGATTTGCCGCTGTATAACGGCATGCCTTTTGGGTTGGCGCGTAAGTGTTCGTCGTATGCGTCGAGTGCTTCGTCTGTTATCTCGCATTTGAATGTTGTTTGTTTCATTATTTCACCTTAATCAGACCTTTATCGTGTAGCTTCATTTGCGTTTCTTGTAGCGCTCTCATCTGGTCATGCATATCAACCTTGCCGCTGTCCAGCCATGAGTGACACCAAGAGCAGCCGTACACGCCGAATAAATCGGGCGATTTAAACCCCATGCCGCGATAGTTGCTTTGTAGGTGACAAAATACAACTGTCTCACCATCTTGGCACTGCGGGTGAACTCGCAAGCTGCATGATTCATTGCGGGCGCTATCCCGTATTTTCTTTGATTTAATCATGGCTTATCCTTCATAACTGAATCCCAATATAAATCATCTGGCATTGGTAGCTGACAGCCCATATCAATCGATGCCCATGCATAATACATATCAAGCAATGCTGAAAATTCTTTAACCGGTAGGTTTTTGGTAGACTTGCGCGCGATAATAAAATCACCGTCTGGCAACTTCTTAGGCTCTTTTGGTAGCAGCTTACCGATTACGAACTCATGGATGGTTTCCGTGTCGTAAATCTCACCCTGGCTTTCGTGAATATGCTTGGCTAGCTCACCGTGGAGCATCCAGAGCAGGCGGTTCTGCTTTACGCTTCGGCTAGTTTCCGCCGGCTTGATTGTGACAACTAGGTCTTTTTTCCATTGCCATGCTTCGCCAAGTTTAGCTTTGCATAGCTCTGGCCACTGCTTTGCATTTGATAGTGGCAGCAATAGGTTTATTTTGTAACTCATTACTCGCCAGCCTTTACTTCGTGAGATTTTAAACTTTCATTAAAATCTTCTATACGAGACAGAAGTAGTTCAACATCCGCTTTTGAATAATATTCGTAACTGCCTTTATCGTCCTTGTAAGAATATATTGTATCTATATTCTCTATCAGAGACTTACACTGAGAAGTAATTAACTTCTCGACATGGGCCTTTTTTAAAAACGCCCCGTTGTTCGGGATTGTCTTGTTGTATTTTGGTTTAAGCCTGACAATGTCTTTCGCCTCATTTAGAGACATTTGAGATTCGCTACAACCAAACAGATGAAAGTCATCAAACTCTTTATCTGAGTGGTGGCAATGGTATGCGATTCTTTTTCTCGGTGATGAGCTTTGCCCGACATAAACAACCTTTCCGCCTTCAGTGAGGTGATACACGCAGTGATACTCGCCCTCAGGGATGCCTTTTTCATCTAATATTTTGTCCAAAAACGTTTTCATTTCTCAACCTCCTTTTTATATTGTTTCAATACCAGCTCAGCAATAACCGCAGCCATTGTATTAGCTGGGTGACCCTCCTTTGAGCGCTTGTCGCTAATTTGCTTTAGCTTTGCGTGTATATTGGGGTTTAACTGCAAATTCTTTCTCATGTTGTTTCCTTTTTTGTGGTAGTTTCTGTATACTATATCAATACTTTTAAAACTGCAACTTCTCACTGGTAGGAGTTGTTAAACGCTGATTTTTAGCGTAGCTTTACCATACCAATTAACGGGAGATAGAAAGTGACTAAACCAATAGACTTTTGGAATAGCGTTGAAAAGACCAATCCAAAACACACGAAGCAATACAGCGATAGCGGACAAACTCGCACAACGGTTGATGCTCAGGTCAAGAAAAAGATGATTACTGAGAAGTTTGGCATATACGGTCTAGGATGGGGCGTTGTGGCTGGCAGTGAGAATTACGACCGTGTTCATTATGACGATGAAAAAGAAAGCGTGCTGCTTAATTACACGGCTACCGCATTCTTTGTTCATGATGGCGAGCGCGGTGAATTCCCTATTGCTGCGCAGGTGCTTGAGGCGTACAGAACAAAAGGGGGGAAAGGGTATAAGAAAGTTGATTCAGAGGCCGTTAAAAAGGTTCGCACAGATGCCTTAACAAAGGGCTTTACTGACTTAGGTTTTTGCGCCGATATTCACATGGGTATGTTTGACGATCAGGATTATGTTCACGGCGCTCAAATGGCTGCACATGCTAAAGAAATGGATGAAAAGGAGGAGGCAGCTAAAAAGTCATACGATGAGATTAAAGCATGGCTTGCTGAACAGGTTAAGTCTGCGGAAACGTTAAGTAATCCGGTATCATACAATAAAGCACTAGACAGACTTGCTGATAAAGTGGATATGAAATGCAAAGTGGCTGGTTTAGCCAGTCGTGGTTTTGTGGATAAATTAATGTCATCTAAACGGGAGATAAAACAATGAGCAGCATCGTAATTTTTAAAGACATGACGGCTGAGGAAAAGCTTTCTCAGATTGAAGAGCAATCAAAGCAATTCGACGGCTTGGTTGTAGATATGAATAAGCCAGCGGAGAGAAAAAAGGTTAAGGAAAGCGCTGCTGTAATTAACGACATCCTTAAAAAGCTAGACCGCGCACGTATTGACCGCAAAAAGGAGTACGCGCAAAAGGTTGAGGATGAGGCGCAATTCATTCGTGAGCGACTTGAAGCAGCTAACGCGCCTTTAACGAAACTAATTGATGCGCACAAAGAGCAAGAGCGATTAAAGCGCGAAGCTGAAAAGGCTCGCCAAGAAGAAATCGACAACGCATTTTCTCGAATGAATGACATGGCTATGGAGGCTATCGGGCAAACGTCAACCGTTATCGAATCAATCATTGATGAGCTAGCGGATTATGATTTCAACCCTGATACATTCCAAGAGCGCACCGAGGATGCTGTTAAAAAGCATTCTGAGTTGATGCAGCGCCTTGACATGATGAAGCAGCAAGCAACCGCACAAGAGGAGCTTGAAGCTAGAGCCGCAGAAATCGAGCGCAAAGAGCGTGAGCAGGCAGAAAAGGAAGAGGCTGAACGTTTGCGTATCGAGCGCGAAAAAATAGCACAGGAGGCCGCAGAGAAAGCCAGAATTGAAGCGGAGCAACGCCACCAGCAAGAAATGAAAGAGGCTGAACAGCGTCGTATTCGTGAAGCTGAAGAAGCCAAGCAAAGAGAAGTCGAAGCCGAGAAACGCGCCAAGTCGCAAGCTGAAGAAGCTGCGCAAGCAGAGCGTGAGCGCATCGAATCTGAGCGTCTAGCCAAGGAAGAAGAAGAGCGCAAGCGCGAAGCAGACCGCAAGCACAAGGGTAAGATTCATTCCGAAATAGTAAAAAATCTTACTGATGCAGGCTTAAGTGAGGCTGATGCGAAAAAGGCAGTTGAGTTAATCGCAAAAGGTCAAGCTGGCAACGTGAGAATTTACTATTGAGTTTTCGCAGAGCCGCAAAGAAAGACGCTAACCATGTAGAAGTGGTTGGCCTTTTCCGTAAGCTTGGCTGGTATGTTCTCGATATTGGCCAACTGAAGAATTGCTGTGATTTGATTGTTGCTAAAGATGGCCACGGCATTGCAATTGAAATTAAGGATGGCAGTAAACCAGCAAGCGCTCGTAAATTATCAGAGGGTGAGCAGAAGTTTAAAGATGAATGGCTGGGCGTATGGCGTTTGGTTGAAACAAATGATGATGTTTTGAAATTAAATGAGGAAATAAAGACATGGCGATAAATATATTCACGGCTAGCGGCAATGTTGGCTCAGATATGGAAGTTAGACAGACTCCAAACGGTAAATCTATCGGCACTTTTTCAATGCCTGTTAAATCTGGCTGGGGTGAGAATGAAAAGGTTAGTTGGGTATCGTGCAAAATGTTTGGCGAACGCGCACAGAAATTAGCGCAGCACATCACTAAAGGCACAAAGCTAACCGTTACAGGCTCGTTTGTTTTGGATGAGTGGGAAAATAACGGCGTTAAACATTCGCGCCCCGTTATTCTGGTTAACGATTTTGAGTTTGGCGGTAGTCCGCAAGGCCAATCTAATCAATGTGGTTATCAGCAACAGCGGCCGCAGCAAAACCATCAGCGAGCATCGCAAAATCAGTCTGAACCGAATTTCGATTTCGATGATAATTTGCCTGATTGGGATTAATTAACTTAACAGGGCGCATCACGCGCCCAAGTGAGGGAAGATGAAACCAAAATACGCAACAGAATTCAGTGCAGGCGCAGACCTGTGCGCAAGTGAGTATTGATGTTCTATATCGGTCATGGCATAATAATCCTCAGTTACTAAGCGGAGACCGTTATGCCAAGACTAGATTTGACAGGGCGGAGATTCAATAGATTAATCGTTAAATCTTTTTCCCACACATTTAAAACCCATACCTATTGGAATTGTATTTGCGAATGCGGGAATAGCAAGGTTACAAACACTAATAGATTGAGAAACGGACAAGCCAAATCATGCGGTTGTCTAATGAAAGAGAATTCGAGTAAAACGTGTTTAGGCCGCAGCAAGCATGGTCATTCGAAGAGGTCGGGCGCTTCTAAGCTTTATACAATTTGGGCAAACATGAAGCAGAGAGCTTTAACGACTGGAAGAAATGATTCGAAATGGTATTTCGAAAAAGGGATTGATGTATGCGGTAAATGGGAGCGTTTCGATGGTTTTTTAGAGGATATGGGGGAAGGATACTTTTCTGGTGCGTCACTTGATAGAGTCGATAACAGCAAGGGGTACGATAAGGATAACTGTCGCTGGGTAGAACTAAAAAGACAGCATAGAAATATGACCTCAAACCATATTCTCACCATAGACGGAGAGGATATGTGTATGGCAGATGCGGCTGAGAAGTTTGGAATAAATTACAACACGCTTAGAAGTAGAGTTTATAAGTTAGGAATGGATCATAAAGAGGCTGTAACTAGGCCTGTTAAGAGGAAGAAAAAATGAGTAATAATCAATTTATAAAAGACGCATTACGAACTGAGTCGCTAGTATATAACCAGGTTGACCCGCGGATAGACCATGCCATCACAGGACTTGTTACCGAATCGGCAGAAATGGCAGACGCAATAAAGAAGTCAAAGTTTTACGGTAAAGATTTGGATGTGACAAACCTAAAAGAAGAGAGCGGCGACATACTGTGGTATTTGGCGTTGCTATTTGATGCGCTAGGGACAACGTTTGAAGCTGAACAGGAGCGAGTCATTAACAAGCTCAAAGTTAGATACCCTGACAAGTTCACAAAGGCCGAGGCTCTGGAGCGAGACCTGACGGCTGAAAGAGAAGTTCTTGAACGAACATTCGGCTCTACCGGTGGCTACAATGGTTATGATGAAGCAGTCAAAGCAGGAGTGTATGAGTCGTGAATAAGAGGACAAAACAAGCTATTTTCATCCTATCTCTGATACCGATAAGTTATCTTGTAGGTGTGTTATTACACTCATTTGTAGAATGGCGTCAACCTTTATGGAGTCCGTCGATGTGGGATAGTCTAGTAAGATTTATTTATCTCATGTTTTGTTTTTTATTTTTATTCTATGCGTTTATTTTTTACGACATGGGCAGGCATGAGTAACTGGTCTAATCTGTTACACCCGCATTAGGTGGTATTGTTTGGGTGTTGATTGATTAGGGGGCATGAATAAGTACGAATACAAGCAGCGCATAGATAACGTGATAAAGTTTATCGTAATAGCTCATGGCGGCGAAATTAATCAAGGTGATGAAATTATAGCGGAGCGTCAACTTTCTGAAGCTATCGGTATTGATAGGCAGCCACTAAGAGAGGCTATGGTTGTTCTTCAGTATAACGGATTCATCGAGTGCAGGTGGGGAAGGAAAAAGTTAGCGCTGAAATCAATACCATTAGAATTTAAGGGTTAATATGAGCCAGTACAGATTTTCAGAAAACAAAGAGTATAACGCTAAGGTGATACGTGAAATGCTTAGTTACCTAAAGACCACTTTTCATGTTATGCACCTTTGTGATAATACTTATTTGATAGATGCAGAAGCAATAAAGCAATTCGCCGATAAGGTTGAAAACGGCGATATAATCTAACGAGCATCCGCGCAGTAGCTCACAGGAGGTGACATGAATAGACGTATAACAGACATGACAAAGACGGAAATTATTTTCTGTGCGGTATTTGTTTTACATGTGATTGGCTCATTGGCTGGTCTGATTTAAGTTTCACGCCGCCTAGATACGACAATTCTGTCATAATCGGTTTGTTTAACATGGTCTTTGTTTAGGCGGTTTCTTTTTAGCACTGGTTGCGGATTTCTTTTAACCTAAATCTTAATGATTAATGCGCACACGGCTTCGCATCAATAAGTTACTTAATTTGCTTGTTGTTTGATGTATTGCCTTTGCCGCAACCAGTTTTTTATTTTTGGAGATTGATATGAGTAAATGGATTAGTGTCGAGGATAAATTGCCAGATGAAGCAAGGCCGGAAGTTTTATTTTTCGTTTCAGAGCTCAATCAAATTGAGCTTGGTAAATTTAACGAGACAACTGGGAAATGGATTGTGCCGTACAGTGATGTTTACTATCAAAATGGTTTTAACTGGGTAACCCACTGGATGCCACTACCTGCACCACCTAAAGGAGAATAGCATGCACTCGATAGTAACACGTTTCAGGTTTGGCGATAGCGTACAAGATATAGCGGATGAATTGAAATTAACCGTTAAAGAGGTTTTAGCGGTTTTGCGTGAGAAAGAATCTGAGTGGAATATACACAAGCCCCGCAAATAGCGGGGTTATTTTTTACTGCCGCTAAACTTAGCCATGGCAGACTTTGCAACATCACCCATGTATGGGGCCGCAAAATAGAACCCAAGAATCATCATTACAGCCGGATTTAGGTCTTTAGCATAACCGAATATCATGTCGCTTGATTTAATCCATCTGTCAGGCTCAGAAACCCACACAGAGATAACGCTTCCGATAGATGCGATAACATACATACCAAGCCATGTTAGCGTGATAGATAGAGATATAAGCCGTCTAGCAAGGTTTTGACCGCTAGTAGCTGCCATCCATTGAACAACCATTTGCCTTGCTTCTGACCTATCCGCCTTTGCATCATCTGCCTTTTCTTCGTCAGAGTAGTAAAGTTTATCCAATCCAGCAGATACGGTGTCGATTGTTTTTTCTATGGCGGTATCAGTGCCGAATAGCTTACCCCAGAAGCTCATATATCATTCCAGCCATCAGTTAAACCAAAACCCCAATCTTCTTCGTTCATGTTTCGCCCTCCAAATAATCAGCCTCTTTATTGCGCCTTGTCGGGTATCTATCTCCGAAGTTTCGCAAATTCTTTATTGCTGCATCCCAATCACCACTAGTGACTTGAAGCCAGAAATTAGGCGTTCTGCTCGGTAAGTGCCCGTACTGAAACGACACACTAGCCACAACTGTTTGCTTCCTATCGCTTAACTCATTGAAAGGTGTTTCACCATCCCACATATCAATAAGCCTTTCTTCTGCCTCTTGGTGGGCGAATTTATTAACTTTGGCGCATTCTTCGTCTGATAGAGTTAAGGAGCATGATTCAAGCTTTGCTTGTGCATACGCACCTTTAATGCCTAGGTAAGGTGTGAATTTATCAATAATGGGTTTAGGCAGCCCTATTAAGTCGCTCAATCTCCTTGCGCCAAGGTCAAAGCCTGACGCGATGGTAACGCCTGAGTTTGAATGTTCGGGGTCTGGTACGTAGCCTTTATTGCTATTACCCTCTAGCTTTTGTATGAAGGCGTAGTCAATCATCTAACCCCCATAACTCTTAAAAGCCCCATAGAGAACCACAGAGACTACAACACCAACAGCCGCCTTAATCACCCAATCAACAAGCTTTCGCTCTGCCACAGCGCCAGCGTGAGCAGCTTCGAGCGCATTTATACGTTTAGAGTGATTGTTTAATCTGTTCTCGCAGTCGTCAATGCGTCGAGTCATATTTTCGTCGTGAACTTCACGTCTAGCTATAACTGTTACTAAGTCACCTATCTTTTGTGATAGGTTTCTCAATTCGCCGTTTGTATCGGCTTGTTGATTCTCTAGCTTCTCGACCATTTTGAATAACTGCTCAGTCTCGTTGCTCATTTAAAGCCCTCCTTGCCTTCCGTCCTTTTACTGCAATAACGATTAAGCTGAATATATAGCATGTTAGTAAATACCCTGAAAGAATTATGCCAGCAATTAGCCACGGCGGTATTAAACTTTGGGATAGATACGCACATAAGAGCAATATGCAGTATAAGGATAATACTTTCATGATTGTGCCAAAGCCATGTTTGTGTTTCATAATTTGCAATTGTATCAAGGGCATAAGCGAGACTGTATAGCGCAATAGTAGAACAAGCAACCGCTGGAAGTATTAAAGAATGCTTTAAGTGGTAATAAGCTATTGTAAGGTATAGAGCCATGAAGAAGAAAAAGGATGTGTATATCTCCTTGTGGGTAACTTCTTCACTGTATGTGAATTGCAACATTACTACGATTAGGAATGCAAAAAAGCAGGTTAACGAATACCTGCTTCTTGCGATTATTGCGGTTACTATATACAGCAAAAGTATGCAGAGATTCATGCATCACTTCTTGGGTGTTGTACCAGTTTTACCGCGTGTACCTTTTTTAGCGCCTGCCATTGTGTTGCCCTCATTTTCATAAAAGTCACTAAATGCTAACACAATAAAAAGCCCCAATAAAGGGGCTTGTTTTTAAGCTAATATTGTTTGCTTAGTATTCCATACGCCAGCTTCGCGCTTTTGTATCACTAGTGACGTACCACTAATGGAAAAGCGCCAGCTTCCGTCTACATCTTCTTCACCCATGTAAAGACCGTTGAAGCTTGGCAATTCAAGCCCAGCGCTGGAAACTTTAGCTTTAGTGGTAAACCCTTCTGCCTTTATCTCTACTGAGCCGCCGGTAATATTTGTGCCAAGTATGTACGTAAGCGTTGCTGGGTTAAACATTGAATATGCGCTACCAGAAGCGTTCCCGCCTGGGTGGTAGTGAATGTGCCCGCTCTGACCAGTCGAGATAAATGCGTGATAACTTGCGCCATCTTTTTCAGTCACCCTTACAGCACTGCTATCAATGGATGGCGTGTAGGCTGGGATAATGGTGTTTGCCACATAATCCATAACTGACGCAGTAAAAACGTTACCATCGCGCTTAGCGCCTACTTTCTGACGGTCAACAAAGTTACGCTGTGTACCAGTCGTAGTGCCCGTCATTGTGTTGTTTCTGAATGTGCATTTATCACTATCAGAAAGCGCATTAGCTTGAGTGATATTACTTGCACAGTTATGGAAAATGTTGTCAGTGATATGAATCCCAAGTGGTGGGTCGATAACCTCTTGGATTATACCTTTAGCGCCTTTTACGATGTTGTTCGATACCATCAAAAACTCGTCTGACTCACCACCAGTAGATGGCCCAAAATACCCAAGCATATACTCAGTCAAGCTTTCCATGATGTTGTCTGAAACTACAAGGTTTCCAGCGTTCCAGCTAAATGTTACTGCGCCCTCTGAATGCCCAACAGCCGCATTTGTTGCAAGCCCAACACGCTTAACAGTATTTCGTGTAAACCACGCAAAGCCAGCCTCGCTCAAAGTATCGTCACTTACAGAGGTGTGATAACAACTACCGCCAACGTCTTCAAAAACGCAATCCTGAATAGTTACGCCATGACCAACAAATGTTTCTGAGGTAATGTTTTTAAAATTAACCTTTTCAATAACTCCGCCATTGCTATGCAGCAAAATCTCTGGGATAAAACGCCAACTAACATTTAACTGGTTCGCTCGGTTTCCGTCTATTGTGCCGTTTGCGATAAATATTCTGCGGTTATTGCCTGCGGTTAGTGGATAAGCTGTACTGTCCGCTGAAGATGGTCTTCCAGCGAAAGCTGAAAAAGCCTTGGCGATAGTTGTGCCTACTGGCAATGTCGCTTTAGCCGGTGAAAACTCAAATGCCGCCGTTATACTGATATCATTGCCAGATATGGCGGTTATGCGCCTTCTGTTTCTGCTTGTGTCTTCATCGTTTGCACTTGTGAACACTGTTATAAACTCGCCAACCTTCCAGTTTGCAGGCACTGAATCAACGGTGAATGTCGTGCCGCCTGCGACTGTCAAGCTAGAAGAAAGTTGAGTTGAGGTCTCTGAGCCATTGACGCGCCTCAATGTTGCGCCGTTGAGGTCAATTAGTAGGTTATTAATGTTTTTAATGCTGTGCTCGGCATTATAGTTGTATGTTTTGCCTTGCTCGAAAACGAGCTTAACACCAGAATATGAAAGTGTATCAATGTAGTCTAGCGCCGCCTGAATGGTTTCACTATCAGAGTATGCAGGAAGTCTAAACGATTCTACGAAAACGGATTTCCAGTTTCTAACTAAATCGTTAATTTCAACACCGCCAATCAATACCGTGCTGTTAGGGTCTGCCAGCTGCGACCTAAGCGTACCATCTGAGACATTCAGCCAAGCACCAACACCAGTCGGAGTTGGGCTTGAGCCAGCGTTAACAGTAAACGGCAGTGCGCCGTCATAGCGCCAGTAATCCGCGCCATCGGAAAACACTTCGTTTTTAGCCTCAACTGTGCCGCCAGTGGTAAAATCGCCTTTAGGTATAAAGCCGCTATTAGCAAGCGCCTGTTCAGCTGCTGCAAGATTACCTGCAATATCCTGCGCTTGCAATGGAATCGGTCTAATCTGTTGACCAACCCTGTTTGTGTATGGCGAGGTTGAATTGGAATAGCGCGTTGCGTCTTCTACGTCGCGCTTTAGGTCGTCAAATTGGTCGCTTGGTACGTTTGTAGTAGTCACGCTATACCTCTGGCATTATGTTGTTAACTATAATTTGGAGTAGGTCTTGGTTGCCCAATGTAGGCAGCCCAACCAGTAAATCGTCGGTTGATGTGTCTATAATTTCGTTTCTAACCTCAATCTGTGCCGTGTAGCTATGCGTTAGCGCATTAACGCCTTGCAGTTGAGGTGTACCGCCTTGGGTGAATCTAACCTCTTGCATGGCGTATCCGTTTTCGTTATACACCATCATGTTAAATTCAGCGCCAAACAAAACATCTTTATTTAACCTAATCCACGCTTGAAACGCTCTAGCCTCTCTAGGTTGAAATAAAAACGATACGTTAAATGTGCGCGGCAAATCTTCCGTCTCAATAACATAAAAAGCAGGGCCGCTTGCAGGGTCGGAAGTAACAAAGCCCTCATCAACAACTCTACTGAAAGTGCTTTGCTGAGGCCTATTAAGGTATTCAGGGAAATCTATATCAGCCATCAATCCGCCTCAAACATTAATTCATTGTACTCTGCAAGTTCAATTGAGCATTCGCCTTGCTCGTTTGGCCTTCCTCGCGCTATTGCTATGTAGCTCTGAGCATCTAAATCTTCCGCACTGGCTATGACGTAACGGCTGCCGCTCTGAATCGTGCCGCCTGCTAAGTATACGCCACTCAGACCTGCCGCCTCAAATCCGTAAATGTTGCCATCACTTCGAGGTGTAGCTACCACACTGTTACTAATATTACCATTAACATCGGTAACATACACGTAGTAAGTAACGCCGCCAATAGGATCAAACCTCTCCGATGTAGTATAAGTGTTTCCATTTACCGCTAAAATCTCTCCGTCAAATGTATCACCATCAAAAATATCCACATAATCCACGCGCTCACCGATTTGCATTTCTAGCGCATCCATTAGCGCTGTATCTGTCACTTTGGCACTTTGATAAATCAGCCTGCGCACTTCAAGCTCAGCTCTATTCGTTGCTTGCAACACATTGCGACAACCGACGGTCATGTTGAATTCGAGGCTATTTATTCCTTCTTCATCAACTATTGCGCCCGTCGCATCAATAGAGCGGTAAACCTGCGCTTCTGAGTTAGTGTCAGGGTCAACATAGCGAATAGTCACGCCATCATAGTCAGATGGTCTTCTAAAGCTCTGCGTGAATCTGTGTGCGCGTGAGGCGCTAAGGTTTCTACGGTTAAACATCATGCTAGAAATAGGCTTAGCTTCTTCGCGCACAAAAAACCATTTAATCCCAACATTCCAATAACGTACTCGCGCAGTGTTGCAGATGATTTCCATCCGATCGCGCAAAGACATATTCTTATCGTCAAAAGTGGCATCGAAATAGCCTAACTCGTCATCACTTAGCGTGTCGTAAATTTCCCATAGTGACTCATCTATGTCTTCAATAGCAACGCCCGACACTTCATGCAGCAAGTAGAAAGCGTAATCACAGAATCTCCTTGTTTCTTCGTATGTTGCTCCGTATGTGTTGGTTGTGTGGTCGTATATGCGAAGCTTGCGCGTAACCAAGCAGTTTAGCTTGTCAGACTGCCCGCGACTCACTCTTGCGTTGCTGCTTCGCGTAACATCAATCAGCGTAACGTCGCCAAAATCAGCAGTATAAGGCGTTATTGATTTAACAGCCTCCATAGTTACTAGGTCAATCGCATTGTCACCCAACGAGTTGGTTATGCGGTCAATCTTGGCTCTAAACCTACCGATACCAATACCGTCATCCTGCGTTAGCTTAAATGTCTGGTAAAGCGCACTACGAGTGTTACCAGCAAATACGCAGCCTCTTTCGTATGTCGTGCCAGTTGGTGTACCGGTTGCGTCTAACTCCTCAATGGTCAGGGTAATGGTTATTGTCGTGCTACCGCCTGTGTCTGACTTAATACCGCTTGGCATTTTCAAGTCAAGCCATACTTCGGTTATCGCGTCACCTTCTAGCGTATACCATTTATCCTGTATGCCGCCGTTTGACTTGGTGATGTAGCCGTTTAGCCTGTCACCGCTAAAGCCGAACGTGTAATCCGTGGTAAAGCTTGTCGTACCAACTGATTGCACAATAGCTGTGGTTTCTACGTATTGTTCCTGTGGTATCTCTGACGGCTGCCAGCTAAAAGCAAGCTCTACTGTGTCACCCACCTGCAAGCTCAGGTCATCCATTAGCGACTCGTTAAGAACAATGGTTTGATTACTCACGTATGGCGCACCAACTCTACCAGATAAGAATACAGTAGCTTCATTATCATCAGGCGCGGGGATATCAACCTCTAAGCTGTTGCTGTTTGGCCGTATGTTTAAAAGATTTGGTGGCGATGTGTTATGGTAAACGGTGTACTCATTGCCCGTACTATCCGTTAACAGGTCATCTCCCACCTTTAAATCAGAGATTGTGTATTGACCTACGCCAACACAGAAAATCTCACGAAATACTCGGTCATTGCTCTGGTATTCGTAGTATGACAACTGTGCAAAGTCAGGATAGCTCACCACTTGACCTGCGATATCTGGTATTGCCTGTCGCGGCCTGTATGAGTTCTTAGCAGCGTTTAGCTGGTTGTTGGAGTTTCTACCTTCTCCGCTATCTTCTGTTAGTGATGTTGGGATAACAGGTTTAGGCGCAAGCGCGATTGAAATAGCCGCAGCAACAACGCCAAATGCTACCGCGATAGCTATTGAAAATGGGTCGATACCAGCAGGTCTAAGTGTAACCTTAACGACATCAAACAAACCCAATTCAACATCAATAGCTTCCTCATGCTGCTCAGGCTCACCCTCCCAAGTCTGCACGATAACTTTATCGTTTAGCGTTATTTGCGCATGCAGACCGCCGAAGTTGGTTTCTTCGTTTTCATTTAGCCAATCAAAGAGGTTTACTTGGTGCGATATTTCATAGCGCTCAATATCGTTAATTGCACTAGGGTCGCGCTGTATATAAATCTGAGCCATTATAAACGCCTAAAGAATTTAAGGTTTTCGTACTTGCGCTTGATTGCGCCAATCTTATTGGTCTGCACTTGACCACCTTCGCCGCGAGAATGCACAGCGTAAAGACCTGCCTTAGGTACGGCAAATATACGCCCCACATGCACCATAGAGCCCTCATTATTGTAAACGCAAAACACAGCGCCATGCTCTGCTTCGCACTCCTGCCAATCGCCGCTTAATTCTTCCGCAGTGCCAGCGACTTCAATAGGCGCGCCCGACGCATAACCATCAACTTCATTAAGTGGGTTACCATCAATACGCGAAAAGCTATCGATAACCAAACCCCAACAGTCATAAGAGTCAGGGCCATCAGCGCGGTCTTCCCACGGCTTACCCACAACATCATTAATCCACGCAACCGCATTCATAAACTCTCCTTTAACCCAGGGAATCGGCTTGTTGTGTAAATCTGGCTAACGCCTTTGTTGCTTGGGTCGTCTTGCGTTGCCAGTATAGCCGCCCCGTTTGCTTGTAAAGCTATTGTAGCGACATATAACTCTAAAACAAAATCAGGATTGGTTTCGCCTTTCACCCATTCGCGTATGATAACTTCGCCCGTTTTTGTCCTGTCAGCGCCTTTTATCTTCTTTAGCTCTTGTTTGAAGATTCTCCCCACCTGCCCGAATTGAATTTCAGCGCTAATCGTAGAGTCGCTTTGCTCCGGTAGCGTGTAGTCAAAAAACGCACCATCAAAACTCACTGATTGACCACCATTGCGTGGCGCATTAGATTCAAGCTTTAAATTAACAGGCTCTTGTTGCTTTCTAACGTATCGCTTGATGCCAATAGATGGATGATATATTTCAACCGTGCGATAACGTAACTTGCGTTGCTTCTGCGCGAAGAATGCTCTACGTGTCATATTCTGTTGCCCGCCGTTGTGGTTTGCGTCATGGCTTTGTGTATCTTACCGCGTTGGTTGATGTTGTTAACCACTATATCAATTACGCGGTTGCCTTGTGCGTCTTGGCGCTCTTCCGTGCTAACTTCTGAGTTAGTGGCGTTATTGGTTACGTTTACGTAAGTATCACCGCCAAACGATTTACCACTATTCATGGCTTCAAGCGCACCACGATTTTGTCGTGTCGCTCTTGCATTCATCACAAACTCTTGACCATGAACAACGCCCGCTACCTCTTTAGTGCCGTAGTTGCCGGTATAGCCGCCTTTTTCAAAGCCTGTTATCGCTTGACCTGCCATGATGCCTACTGACGCATATCCCAAGCCACGAATTACTTGCGCGTATGGAGCGCCCGCTACTGGCCCCAGACCTAATGGAGGTGGAGCAAGTGCCGATACCGCTGCAAGCTCTGTTTGTATAATGGCTTGTGCGATAGCTGCGCCTTTTGCCGCCAAGAAAGCCACCTTATAAGCTGCCGATTCTTTGCCTTTTGATTGCTCAATTGTGTCGGCTATCTCTCCAAACACACTAGAAGTCAGTCCAAGTATTTGCCCTTGCACAGACCTTTCAGCATTTAGTCTCGCATCTAGCGCTTGGTTTTGAATTTGGTTGCGCTGCTCTGTGTACTGCCTTTCTAATTCCGTCAACCTTTCTTCGTAAGCAATTTTGCTGGCAATCCCTTCGTCCTGAGCCGCTAAGAGAAAATCCCTTTGCTGCGTGTAACTCTGCTCTAACTGCTGTACGCTGGTTAATCCTATTGTGCCTGAAGCGGCATTTTGCAGCGCACCCTGCCTTTGCTTTTCCTTTGCAATAATCTGGCCTAAAACAGACTCATACGCTTTCTGTTGTTCTATTTCCAACTTGGCAGACTCTGCCGCTGCCTCTTGTGCGCGTTTTAATTCGTACTTAGTTTGAATTAACTCTACCTGTCTAGGTAATAAAGCCTCTGACTCGTTTGATATTGCAGCCTGCCCTGCTGCAAATAACTCTGCTGCCTCAGCGCCGCTGGTTAAAGCTATTATTTGAGCCTGTAGCGAGGCGGTTAAGTTTCTTGACTTTTTGCTGTTATCATCAGTCTTGCCAGAGTTTTCTTCAACCGTGCCGCTTAAATCAGCAATTGCTTGGCGTAGCAGATTTATTCTATCAACACCTGTTCTTGTTGCATCGAAGAATGGGAGTAGCGCCGCGGCAAATTGGTTAAACTTGGTATTACCCGCACCAAGCTCACCCTCTAGAGTCTCTATTTCCCTGCGTAACCTAGCAATGCCTACAGGCCCTTGGTCGTTTTGAAATTCGCTTATAGCAGATGCTAAACCAATGGCTTGCTCGGTGGATATATCAAACTTGCTACCTACAAAGTCAACCGCATCAGCAAACTTTACAAGACCGTCACCGTTTAGATTCGACACTACAACGCCGCTTAAATCTTCGGCTTTTTGAGCTAGCTCTTCCATTGTTAAGCCAGATTCTAACGCTATCTTGTTAAAGTCTCTTAGCCCGATTGCCGCGAAGTCGTCAACAGCGCTTCTAATGCCTTGCGCACTTGTTGAAATCTGCCCTTCTAGCTCCGATATGGTTTGCGCAATTTGCACTCTCGCAAGAGCCTCTGAGCGCGTTGCTAGTCGCTGTATAGATTCGCTGAATATGTCGCTACCGTCAGCCGCTTGCTCCAGCGTCTTTCCAACTGTGTCGGCTATATCCTCTAAATCGTCTAGCGCACTAGTCGCATCCTCAGATGAAAATATTAGATTGCCAAGTGAAAGAGTTATTGCACCAAGTGCAAAGGGTAGTGCATTGCCTAGCACAATACCTAAATCGGCAAGTTGGTACGAAGCGGCTTGTATGATATTTCCGCCCCCGTTAACTTGTCCGAAGAATTGTTCCAGTTGGATGGTTGATTGTGAAACCTTGCGCGAGAATGCGGCTTGAGCCTTACCAGCCTCGTCAAGATTCTTATTCATTCTGCCAGTTGATTTTTCAACGCTAGCACCAGAAGCACTAAGCCTATCCAAATCCTTCGTAGCAGTACGTATCTGCGAGCTATCAGCTAATAGCTCTAAACTTGCTGTTGCCATAAATAAAGCCCTCGTTAATAGCTCACAGTATACAATTAATCGGAGCGAGTATCACGGTCTAGCGCGAGCAGTAACTCAAACTCCCACGGTTTAGGCTTAACACCTATGCCATTAAAGTATGCTTGAATCTCTGTCGGCTTAACCTCGCTCCATGTTAGTGCTTTGTACCAGTTATAAATATACGCCATTTCTTCGGGGAAATCTGGCAACTCATAATCTGGCTTAACCTTGCCACCACTCTTGCGCAATTGGCTGTAATGGTCGGCACGGCTAATCGGTTTCTTTGCTTTTGGGTCTACGGGTTGATTTAACCACGCTTGCTTTTTGTGGTAATCCCTTAACCTCTGCCCTAAGCTAAGATAAAATTTGCTGCTGAGCTAATCTCCCCGTCAATGTAGTCGATTGCTTTTTGAGGCCAAATCTTAGCAGCTTTTAACTTATTCTCCTCATTGCATTCTTCCTCGAATGACCACTCATCAATGATTAAAGTTACTAACTGCCGAGGCTCGAATTTCTGCCCTGTCACAGCCTTTCTTTGTAAATCAGTCTTCACCTGTCTGAACTTTTCAGACTCGGCGATGTGGCATTTAACCCACTCGCCCTTAAGCGGTATCACCTTGCCTTTAATCTTATAGTCTAGCGGGAATGTAATCTTAATTAATTCGGCTGATGCCTCTGTGACGTCTAAATCTGTAAATTTCATTTCTCATCCTTTAACTGGTCGGATTTGTTATCCATCGTTAGTGTACTATATTCGGTGCTTAATTAACAAATGGGAGATAATTATGAGCATTGAACAAATTCTAGAAAAAGCATGGGAAGATTGCAGAAAAAAGGGTGTTGAGTTGAGCAGTGTAACTTTTGATACTACAACATGCTCACCTTTTAAGTCGCGCGTAAAAGAGGTTAATTTCTACGGTCTAGCAGTGGAGTTTAATGAAAAACCCCAAAACCAGCCGGATGAGTAGCCAGTAATGGGGCGTGACTGTTATGCAGGGGTGCGTGTAATCACAATGTTTGATTGCGCACCGTTGTCATATAATGCTTGCATATCTAGCGCAATGGTTACGCTACCATCACCGCTTACGTCTGGCTGGCCAGAGCCAAATTTAACGTTTGGCAGGTCAAAGGTTAGTGTATCACCTGCTTCACTCACTAGGCTAAACTGAACAGTAACCGCTTCTTCGTTTACAAACTTGTTAAGCAATGCAACCGATTCAAAGTAAGTAGTTAGTGTGCCTGTGACGTTTGAGCGTCCAATTGTGTTACCTGCCGTAGTAGGCGAGCCAACAACAAAGCTTGGCTCAATGCCGTTTTCCAAACTTACGTCTATCTGTGTGACGATGCCTGTTGGTACGCCATCTAGTAGAATCGTGCCGCTAAACGAATCAAACGGGCAGCCGCCTTGTGTATTTGCGTAAGTCGCGCCGGCAATCATGCTGTTATCAGCGTCTTGGTCTTTACCAACAAATCCAAACGTAGTGGTCACAATCGCATTAGGCGCAACAGATACGTTAAACGTATTAGCCTCACAGCCTGTATAACGGATTCGCTCACCAATGTCAGCAAAGTTGCGTTCAATGGTAAAGCTTCTACGTGTAGTGCCTGCGGTTAACGTGTCAGTACCAGCGCTCGGCGTATCTACCGCCCATGTGCCACACAATACAGCTTCGAGCATATCGTCAAAATCGGTGTAGCAAAGCTCGCTTGATACATCGCCGCCAATTTGTTTGTTGCCATGGCGAAAACATGCGATTTGTCTATCATCGCGCAACTCTTCGCTTTGTAGCGTTTCTTTAGACAGTGCAAGCGTTGTTCCTGTGTGTCTAAACGGTTTAAATGATGGCGTACTAGGCGTAACACCATACGTGGATTCGGCAACGTATGCCATGCTGTGATTTGAGCCAGATGCAAAAGCCATCAGATAACCCCTTTAATATAAGATTCGTAGTTAATGTTTATAGGCGTAAAAAACCAAGCGTTATCCGCATTTGCAGTTCCTAAGCCCACGCTAGTAATTCTAACACTCACGCCACCGCTCGACAAATAGCCGCCGCGTATGTATTGCTGATAAGTCGTTTCAATCTCATCAGCCGCCTGAAGCATTGCAATGTCACCGCTTGATTTTGGGTAGTAAAGCGATATTTGAAACGTTCCAGTGTGTACGTCTTGCCCAGCTGCGCCCAGTGTCGATGCGCTTGGTTGATTGCGCAATATGAAGTAAGCCATATAAGGCTTATTTGTGGTGGGCGTATATGATTGATTCTGGAAAACCTTATCAACACCAGGCAATACCGTTGCCATTGGCGTAGTTAGTGCCTTGCGTATGTTTTCGAATTTGTTAGCCACGCGTATTCCTCGCTACAATTTGAGGCCAATCGGCTACTGTTGTCTTAATCATGCCTACGGGCGCTTGTAATGAGTAACCATCTTCTAGGCGCTCGATGTAAGGCAGGTTGTTGTATAGTAGCACTTGACCGCCTAGCTCTGACTTACTCACAGTTGCTTGCATGGCCGCTATGCTGTCACTACCGCTAGTGCTTGGGCTTCTTTCACCCTCTCCGCCGTTGTTATTGCCTAGATTGCTAAACCATGAGTTAAGCGCTGCACCTGTATCAACTGGCGTTTTCAATATCACAGACAAAAAAGCCTCATTAACTGAGCGCCTCCAATCTTGTGTATTGATATCTTTCACCTCGTCAATGGCAAGGTTTAACTCACGCTTAAAGCTCACTAGCTGAAACCTTAAAACTAAAAACCCATCTAGGAATATCAATACCAAGAAGAACACACAGGAATGCCACTGGCTTTCCATACCACTTTAGCTTTATATTCATAACCAATTTGCTTTTAGCCATGCTATCGCCTTAACTGCACCTTTTGATAAACCAATGTGCCGCTAACGCTTTTTGCCCCTGCCACGCTAACCGCCCTGTAAGTCTTGCCGTTTATGGTAGTAGTATCGTTAATCTCTATTTCTTCACCATCAAAATACACGTAACTATCAGACCTTAGCACTGATGTTCCGTCTATCTCTATTGTTTTGTATGGCACTGGAGGGCTTATAACGCCCTCGATTTCTCTTGATATGCTTGGCGCTTGCTCTCCTGTGGCTTGGTCAATTGCGCCACTGGCAACACGAACAAAAGAGCCTTTGCCGCCAAAAAACGAAATTATATAATCCGCCTCTTCTCTGGCTTCAGGGTAATCAAACTTAGCCACGCAACACGCCCCCAATGCCACCAGCGCCGCCAATAACAAACGGACTTAGTAATCGGTCTATCTTAGTCGTGCTCTCAGTGTAAGTGCGTTTAGAGCCTTCACGGTAAGTTACAGACTTGGATAAATCGCCTAGCTTACTCGACTCGCTTGTCACTTCGCGCTCTACCAATGATGCATCAGAAACAAACAACACACCTTGTAATTGCATCCACGCTGCTTGGCATACTGCGTTAGTGATATCAGCGGCAACTACTTGGTCGGTTGGTAACTGCATTGTTTGGTTTTCGTCTAGCTTGCTGCCTTTGAATTTGTAGTTAACGTCTATAAAATCCTCGGACACGACAAGCAAAGCCGCTTCAATTTGCAGGCTGTTATATTCAAAGTATTCAATTAATCGAGCATTAGCCCATGACTCGAATTGCTCTAGTGTTGCGTATGCGCTCATGGCTAGTCAGCCTTTTTCTTTGAGCGAGTCGTGCGCTTCGGCTTTTCTTCCTGCTTTTCGCTTTCTGGCTGGAATCGAGAGTCAATGATTCGATAACCCTGCTTATTTAACTCAGCCTTTCTTTCTTTGCTTACCGGGTGCTTTTCGTAATGAATCTTCATAAATCACCTATAAAAAATGGGGCGTATAGCCCCATTATAAACTTATGACAGTGAATGTCTATTACTGCGCAGAGTCTGCAACAGTGATAACACCAGCAGTATGCTTGAAGCTAGTAGCAACTTTATCCCAGTTAGAGCCAGTTGCGATAGCTGCATCACTTGGAGATTTGCCGCCGTTCGCCTCATCCCAAGTATAACCTTTAAGAGATAAGCCAAAGGTGTAATCAACCTGCATAGTGGTCTCAATGCGCTCTTTTCCGTTAGACGTTTCGATGTTACTGATTACGTCTGAACCATCAAACACAGTTGCCGCACCTTCCGCTAGTGAGAGCACCTTGTTTTTGTTTGGTGTACCAGTTTCACGCAATGATGGCGCATCAGTAACAACAACCGCTTTACCAAGTATATCAACAACGCGAACGTTTTGAGCCTGGAACAACTGAGGCGTGTTAGTTAGGTTTGCACCTATTAACTTGTGGTAGTCTGCACCAGTCATAATCTGAGCAACCAGGTTGCCTGAGTGGTCGCCAAACTTAGCATGAGCATCGTTCATTGCGTTGTAAGATAAGCCAGCAGTTGCAGACACATCGTTAGTCACATCAGCCTGATTCCCAATAGCTGCAACAAGTGCCGCAATCGCAGTATTAAGCTGATCTTGCATCATTGCCTCAGCAAAGTTACGCGATGCAACTTCAATACCCTCAGCGGTTGGCTTTTGTAGCCATGTAAGCTGCGAAGGCTCAAACAGGATAGGGCCAAAACCACCAGCAACTTTTACGCCTGAGTGTTTAAGTTGAGTTAGGTCTGTCGCAGATGCCGCGCCGTTAGCTGCATAACGGTTAACGCGACGTTGCGCTGAGTGAATCGCTGCAAAGAAAGACTCTTGCAGAAAATCACCGTCAAAGCCTTGCGTGGTTAATCGGATAGAGCCATTTGATGCAGCGTTAAACTTCTGAACCATCTGGTCTAGCGTTTCGATAGTGGCAGGCATGATGTATTGGTTAAAAACCTGCATTTGTGATAGTGACATAGTATTACCCTACTGTGTTAAAGATTAAATTTCTGTGCTATTGCAGCCGCACGCTCTCGCCGTGTGCCGCCCATGTTGGCTTTACTTGTAGCACTGCCACTTACGCCAGAACCATTCACCAAACCGCCACCATTGGTAGCAATATCGGCTTTTACCAAGCGCTTAAACTTTGCTTCTTTCTTCAACTCAGAAACAAACTCATCACGCGATACGCTCAAAGCACTGCCTTTCGCGTCTTTAAAAATCTCTGCGCCTGTATCGGGGTCAATCTCGATACGGCTGCGTATTAAGTCGCTAATTACTTCTGCTGCATCATTATCAACAGCAATGCTCATAGCTACCTTGTCAACAATGCCGTTAGCTTTTAACTGGGCTTGTTGAGCCTTAAATTCGTTATGCGCCTCGGTCTTACCCTTTTCATAAGAGCGCCTTTCGAGGTCTGCCATCTGCTCTTGATAGCGCTTCTCAATAGCTTCAACATCTTTGCTATTGCGCGCTTCTTCCATGGCCTTTGCTTTCTCTGCTTCGATTTCAGCCGCTTTTTGCGCTTCAAAATCCTCTAATTGCTTTGAAAGCCCTTTATATTTACCGTCTAGCTCATCCAGAGTCTGTTTTAACTTAGCATCTTTTGCAGGGATATAAACATCGCCTTGTTGTGCAAAAGCCGATTTTGCATAATCGGGTAGCTCGTCAAACTGCTCTTGTGTTAATTCACTCATTCGGGCACTGCCTCTCTGTTGGTTAATGCAATACTATTGCTTGTGTCAAGTATATTTTAACCGGTCGGGGTTGTAAAGTATAGCCACTGGTCGGAGTTGTTGCGGTTGTTTTTATGGTGTAGGTTTATTGGAAATTAATTAAGGAGATTGCAAATGTACGAAGATGATACGCAGTTTTTCGGGGAGGATTACAAGTGAAACTAAAAACCCCACAACAAGCAAAAGCGATAAAAGAGCGCGCCACCAAAATGGCAAGGGCTAGAACAAAGCGACTGAACAAGCGCCGCCTAGATGCCGATGAGCGTAAATTTTTAAATGAGTTTAGGGAGGTTTGGGAGTGATGGATAAAGCAAGCGAACTTATGAACATGCTAGAGATTAAAGCAAAGCTAAATAACTTTAACTACATAGATTATTGTGAAAGCCACATAGATGCCATGAACGATCAGTTTGATAATTCATGGCAAAATGTTTACGGCTACCACCCTAAGAATCTGCCGGATTATTGGAGTTGACTCTCACCATAGGCGGCATTTCTTCTAGTTCGGCCTCGTCACCAAGGCTTGGCCACCCACCTTTTTCTACTGCCTCTTTGAATGCTTGAGGAGACATTGCGCCCATCATTCTAAACTCAATTAACTTGGCGATTTCCTCAACCGACAACTTAGGCGTTGCAAAATCTCGCGGCAAATCAATCTCGATAGCGTCAGTATTCATCACAGCATCTACGCTAATACCGCCTTCAAACATTAAGCAGTAATTCACAAGGCGCTTAAATGCGCCCTCTAGGTTATCAGCTATGCTTGTTAGCTTGGCGTTTTGCTCACTAGCGTTAATGTCAGCCTCGGTAGCGGTCATGTTTGCCTGCTCTTGCTTGGCAGTGCCGCCCATGCTGATAATCTTCTTGTCGGCGTATTCAAGCGACCACTGGAACGGCTCAACTGCGCCCTCTACGCTTAATACGTCATACTCAACACCCTCTGGCAGGTTGTTTACCTGATTGCCGCCGGTAGCGATGTATGTGCGCCCTTGGTTAAGTTCCTTAAACGTTTCTTCATCGCCACGTTGCCAGCCTTTAGTCATTAGCGTAGGAGAAAGCGCCCTTTCAAACTCATCTTTCTGTGCAGATTTGCGATACTTGGCAAGCGCCACATTACAGATACGCGCAAGGAAGCCTTCACCTTTTGGCATTTCGCCGCTTGGTATTTCGGTGTCAGTGATAATTTCCAGCGGAATGAATTTAAGTGGTGAGCCGCCAACAGTGACATAGTTACGATCACCCTCACCCGTAGCCGCACCGCCCTCAACAATCTTTTGCTGATAGTAATCGCCGTTTTCGTCAAGCGCTAGAATCAAGTAAGACTTAACCTCTTCGGCACAACGAGTCTCAACGTTAAACTCACTACCCTTTTCAAGCAAGCAAATCCAACTCAACTGCATCTTTCCATTCTTGCGGGCAAAGTGCCAGTTGATAACATTTTCACGTGTGTAGTGTTTTAGCGTGGCTCTAGCTGCCAATTCCTCAGCGTCTGCGATTGATACCGTTTCAAGGTCAACGCCCGACAAGCCTTGAAAATCGGCAATCACGACTTGATACTTAACCTGGATAACGTTAGACGCGGCATATTCGATTGATGCGGCAAGGCTCATTCCGTCACCGTCAGCATTGGTTTCTAGGTAGTCAACGCGCTCAGGTAGGTTGATAGTCGATTCTTGAATGCGCATCTTGCCCATTAGGGTCTGCAAGGTGTCTTTTGGTTGGTCGTCAAACTCTGCACCCTCGATATACTCAGCATATCGGCGTTTAGCTTCATCGCTTGTTTGGTCAACCTGTGATGGATGCGGCAGGTAGTTATACGTTTTACGCTTAACCTTTGCGCTACCCTCGACACAATCGCGCACCTTTTCAACATCACGTCTGTAATGGTCGTATTCGCAATGTGTCGGCATTGTGATAGTGTCGTTTTTCATCTCTGCACCTTATTTACAAATCAGCTAAATTAAATGCTGATGGGTGTAATTCTCTTAACTCAGCCAATGTTAACGGCTTTAAGTTTGCGTCTGTTAGCTTGCTGATGTTTAGTTTACCATCTTTTACAAGCCTTGCCTTAGTTTTGCCCATATTAGACTCTAGCCACCATAAAGGCTGCGACTGAAAAAACTCATTCATGGTTATGTCAGCATCAATTTGGCCAGGCTTAAATATGTCGGCGTCTTTCTTTCCTTTATACTTAATCGTGCCTTTTCGCTTTCTTGCTTGGCGCTCGGCCGCCTCTCTTGCTATCTGCTCGCCTTTTCTGCCGCCAACTGCTGCACGAGTACCAGTTAACACAAATCCTTTTGGTACAGCTATGCGCCTTGTTCTGCACCCAAAGTGGAGCGGGTTAATCGGAGCTTTAGGGTCTCCAACTTTGAATCGGTTTCCTTCTTGATTATATTGAGATAAACCCTTGCAAATCAATGACGTGCGGTTATCGAAGGTAATAATATAATAATATTCTTCCAATATATCCTTATTCGCCTGCACCATTGCTTCTGTGGCTTGTGCTGCGTAATGCACATAACCGGTGCGCGCCAACGCCTCAGCTTCGCGAGTTAATAAGCCCTCGGTGACTTGCTTAATCTGTCTGCGCATTTGCGGGATAGTTTCACCACGCATAAAACCACGTTGCACAATCCCGTTAATCTGCTTTGAGCGACTATCAATGTTCGACTCAACAAAGTCACCCCACACACCAACATCAACACGTTGACCGCTTTCAAGGCTCATCAGTGCGCGATTAATAAAGTTAAGTATTGTGCGCTCGGCTTGTACGGATGCGCTCAACCCTGTTGCCGCTGCTGCATAATTCGCTTGCCACTCTGCCTCGTATAGAGCCAATGGCGCTAAATCCTCAGTCGTTAACGTAGCCCATCCAGCATTAGAGTTAATAGCCTCGTCGATAGCCTTAGTAATAGCGTTAAGCTCTGCGCGTGACGTGATACCGTCATATCCGTTAAGAATAGCGGCAACGGCACGATACGTATCATCGAGACTAGGCAGCACGACGGAGTTAATGCCGCCGCTTGCTAATCTTTCAAGATAAAGTATATGCCTGTTAAGGTCGTCTATGTTGTATTCAGCCGCCATCTAAATAATCCAATAAAGCCACCGCAAGAACACGGCTCAACTCATTATCGGCTATATGCTCACCGCTTGCAACTTGGCGAACTAGATACATAGGTATAACGTGCGCGTTACTGTTATGGTCGCGCACTACTAGGTGTGGTTGGTGGTTGGTTAGGTTATCCAATGCCCAAACCCCTAACCGCTGTACGAATTGGGAATCGTTTGTGTACAAAGTATCCTGCCGCGTCATTCCAATCATCTAGCGCGGGGTGCTCGTTGAATTTCTCTGGCTCACCTTTGTCAGTGTAGCCTTGCGACTCCATAGCGTATGCGAATTCTTGGCACTTGTTGCAATTAACCATTAATCTACCATGCGCAAGCAATCCATTCATAGCATTAATGCGGTCACGTACTGCGGGGTTTTTAGGTGGCGCATCTACCGCAAAGCCCTCAGAGCGGATTATCTCTATATCCGTCTGACTTGCGTTAGTGCGATTGGCTCCGCCGCTTGCATCAGGGTAAACGGTAATGCGCCGTGTGCTTTTGTATCGCGCCGTGAGGTTATTGCAAAAATCCCTTGTGTCGTGGCTCACGAACTCATCAACCGCAACAGGGTTCTTTCCATCCATAACAAATACAACGGCGCAACAGCCGCCAATGTTGAAATCGATACCGACAAATAACCGGTCACTATCCTGTATAACTCTATCCGTGTGGTGCTTATTCCTATCGAAAAAGTGATAAATCTTACTTTGCGAAAGGCTTACAAACTCGCCGTTAATGTACAACTCGGCTAGTATTGGGTCGTAGTTGTTGCGTATCTGCTCGATGTATTCGGGCTTTAGGTATGGGTTAGACAGTGTACTTGCTTTAATCAGGTCGTAACCTGCTGCCTTTTTCTTTACCCATTTTTCGTACACAAACCCATGTATGCCTTGGTCTGGCGTGGTTACACATCCGATGGTATTCTTCCCCTTTCGCCTTTGTCGTGTACGCTCTGCCGCCTTTCGCCATACCAACTCCGCTTTCTCTTTTGGTAGTGTGTCAATCTCATCTAGCAGGGTGTGTGCAACCTCAAAGGCTACCCATCTTTCTGGTCTGTCATAGCTGCGAAAGTAGATAACGCCAAAGCCGATTACCTCGATAGTGTACTCAGACTTATTGGTTTTAAATGGAATGCCCACCATTGCAAGCACTTCTTCAAAGCCTGGTATTGCCCTCATCTTTAACAGGTCATAGGTTGGCATACCTAATAGGCAATTAGCGCCCTTATCGTTAAGCATCTGCAAGAGAAAGCGTATCGTTGCGGCGTAGGTCTTTCCGGCGCCCAAACCAGCCACCATTGCGGGATAGGGAGCATGGTTAAATACAAATTCACGCTGCGGCTTAGTGAGCGCTATATCAATCTGCATCTTTCACCGCGTCGATAATATTTATTGTCAGTGCGCTATCTTGTGGTGCATCTTCACCTTTCTCAATATCCGCTTTCTGCTTAACCGCCTGCATTAGCTTCTGCATTGTTTCGAGGGATATGTCGTTTTTAAGCGCTGCCTCAATGATACTGCTAGCCGTTTCAATTGGCGTTGCATCTTTCTTGACTGCGATTTGCTCTCTACGGCGTGACAGCCTTTCAAGCATGGTTGTACACATTGGCGCTGATGATACAGAGCCGTAAGTAATCCACCATGAGATAGCTTGGTCGGTTAGGCTGTCTAGAACTTCGACGTAGCCCTCATTAGGGTAACGATTGCGGTAATCGAATAGCGATTGTTTAGTTTTAAATCCAAGGTGATTGATTGCGATATGTTCAAGCGTGACAATTTCAACCTCGACTTCTTCACCCTTGAATAACAGGGTCTTTCTATCGGGGTTTTTGAAATACTCGTCAACTTTCTTTTGCATAGACTCAGGCGTTGGATACTTCCTCGTCTTGCGCGGTTTTGTCTCTCTATTTCCGACTTTAGGCACTGCCTATACTCCTATTAGTCACTGACTAATTAAATGGGAATTACTTTAAGTCTTCCTTTGCGCTTATACCTCAACGTATGAACGCCAAGCAAGCGCATGTCATTTACGAATTTACGGGCCTGTGATTTTCTGATTTCTGCACATAGCCCGTTTACTGTTGCCTCGCCACCGTAAAAGGTGACAGTTGTCATTGATTCGTATGTACCGCCTTTCTCACCGAACCGATAGAGACCTACTATCGGTGTGAACATTTAGCACTCCACTATGGTTAATACGCCTGTGTCGCAGTCTGAACGTGTTGCCGTCTGCCAAGACCAATGCACCTCATGCCTGCCAATCGTAACGCCCTCAAAGTAAGCCTGTAATACGTTATCGCTAGAAGTAGGTAGCGTAACAGTTGCGCCTTCACAAGTGACCGTCAATCCACTTATAGGCTCACCATTAAGCCACCCGCTATCAATGGTATATGTGTAATTGCCAACCTTTCCGACTGGCAACGGCTTTTCGTAAAGCTGGCTCATACGTCACCTATGCGAATGTGATAGCTAGCGAGTTAATGGTCGATGTTTCGCCGCTGATGTAGTTAGTAGTCGATACCACTACGTCTGTGCCGCTTGTGCCTAGTGTAAGGTCGTACTCGGTAGTGACATCGATAAGTTTTGCGTTATCTGCCGCACCTGTCGCTGCAATAGTGGCGTCTGCAATAGCGTTAGCAGTTACTGTGCCGCCTGATGCTGCGCCGAAGCCTGCCAGC